GTGGAATAGAGAGATAATAAGCCATTATAAACAATGGTTTTTCTTATATGTCAAGATGTTGACAAAAAGTATGGTATAATGTATACATATGAACATATTTGATATTAGCAAGCAACTGTCAGAGAATTATAATTCAACAGTTGAAATTGCAGAAGGTTTAGAGTATTCCTTGAAAGATACTAACAAACAGATTGACTATATAGCCAACTCTAAGTACCTATCAGGTAACTTAGATGAATTTGGACGAGAAAAGCCTTATTATAACATTGCTAATTATCGCCATAATGTAGCTGTTAGAGCAACAGACTTTGACACTAAAGACGTTACAATCGTTTCTGAAACACGAGACTATGTCCGTTCTTTATTAATTGGTAAGAAGGTACGGCAATGGATGAAAGACAAGGTATTTGCTAAAGACCTCAACCGTATGGGAGAGAAACGACCTAAATATGGGTGGATTCTAGTTAAAAAGGTAATGGAAGATGGAGAACTAGACATTCAAATCGTTAAGCACTCTAATGCTATTGTAGATCAAACAGATGTATTTCGTTCACCTATTAAAGAACTACACCCAGCTATGACACGAGCTGAACTTGTGGCGAAGAAAGGTATCTGGAATGATGAAGCTATTGATAGACTTCTAGCTAGAGACGTTGATGAGTACGAGATTTGTGAGATTACAGGTGAAATGCCTGATTCAGTAATGGATGACGGTGATGAAAATACCTTCTCAATGTATCGTTTCTTCATTTGTGAAGACTCTAAGAGTGAAGACGGAGAGATTCTCTTTCAAGAAACACTTAAAGAGGGTACTACTATTGAAGATTACTACATGTTCTGCGGATGGGCAGAGCAAGACGGAAGACTACCTCGAGGAGTATTTGAGGATATGTTTGAAGCACAGACGGGAACTAATGAAACTAAGCTATTAGAACGTGATGCTGTTATTATGGCATCTAAGACAGGTTTCTGGACTGACGGGGAAACTATTGAGAACAACATAATCACAGACCTAGACAATGGGTTCATTCTTAAACTTGACAAAGGGGAAACATTCAGTCAAGTAAACACTATGACTAATGCGTTACCTGCATTTGATCGGCTTAAAGATGACTGGGATACACAAGCAGAGAAGGTAACATCTACATTTGATGCTTTAACTGGGGAAACACTACCGTCAGGGACACCTTTCCGTTCAGTTGCTATTCAAAACCAAGAAGCAAGTTCATTGTTTATCTATCGGCGTGAGGAAATGGGTATTTTCTTGACAGAACTATTTAATAATTGGATAATCCCTGATATTATTAAGGATATTAATCGTGAATGGATACTATCAGCAGAGTTCTCAGCAGATGAACTAGCTAAAATTGATGAACGATTTGGTATTTACAAAGCTAATGAGGTTATTAAGGATAAATTAATGAATCTTGAATTAGATGTAGACTTTACAGCAGAGAAATACGAAGAGTCTATCCAGTCTTATGTAGAACTTCTACAAGAGACAGATAATACACGTTTCCTAGAAGTACCAAAGGGTTATTTTAAAGACTTCAAGTTCAAGGTATCAGTTATTACTACTAACGAACAACGTAATAAAGCAGCAACACTTGAATCACTAAGCAACATACTAGGACAAGTGTCAAGTACATTCGATCCTAATACAGGAACATTTGCAATGTTGGAAAATCCAGCGCTTGCATCTATCTTCTCTCAAGCGGTTGAGCTATCAGGGGCAGGTATAAGCCCTGTAACTTTGAACAAGCTACAATCATCCCAAGGAACGCCTAACATAGCACCACAGCAAGCACAGAGCCAACCAGAGGGTATTACAGAGGAGACTGGGTCTCAAGCGGAAGGAGTAAACTAATATGAAACTACTAAGCAAATTCTATGCTGACTTTCAGGTTAAGGCGGAAGTTAAAGCATACTTAATTCAATACCTAGAGAAGTTAGCTGTTGAGAAGGCTTTTAGTGGTGAGTCAACTGTTGGTATTATGGAAGCTAAAGACATTATTGATTCAGCTTTCAAGAATTTAGACCGACAATTCGAGGAAAAGACAAGAAAAGTACCACAAAGTAATAAATAGTCAATACCAATATGGTATAATAATACTATGCCTATACGGTATTCCGAACATTAACCGACCAGATATAAATGATTATTCCTAATACGGAACGTTAACCGACCATAAATAACGCTTAAACAACATGTCAGATATTAACGACACAGAATTTAACGGTGAAGGAAACACCGACCAAGAAAATGAAGTAGTAGCCGAAGCAGTTGAGGAAAAGGAAACCCCAAACGCAGAAAGCACTAAGATTGCAGCTATCCTTGAACGAAAGAACAAGAAAATTGCCGAATTAGAGGCACAAGTAGCTGGATCACAGACAGTAGCTCCTCAAAAGGAGGAAGTTACACAAACAGGACTATCTCGTGACGAGGCAATCCTATTTGCAAAGGGATTAACAGAGGAGGAAGTAGAAAAGGCATCTAAAATCGCTCAGATTGAAGGTGTAACCCTTACAGAAGCGGTAAATAATGAAATGTTTATAGCCTGGAAAACAGCTAAAAAACAAGCCGAGAAGTCTGCCCAAGCTGGGTTAGGTACTTCTAAAGGCTCACCAAAAGTTCCAGAGAAGAAAGATTTCTCAACACCAGGGCTTACCAAGGAAGAACACTTAGAACTCTTTAAAAACAGAAATAAATAGGTTGCCTGTTGCCAGATGGTTTGATTATCATATTATTACCATTAATTATTTAACAAACACATGGCATTAGGAACAGACCACTTTGTTGCTGCAGATTTAGCAGCATCAATCGGAGAAGTATGGGGAACAAAAATCAACGACTTCTACCGTTCAAAACTAGTAGCAGCATCATTTTTTACAGACCGTTCAAGTGATGTAGTAGCAGGAGGAGATATTATTCATACACCAGTTATCGTAGAACTTGCAGCATCTGCTAAAGCAGCTCAAACTCAAGTAGTACTAGCAGATAACGCACAGACTTCAGTTGATCTTACAATCGCAACACACAACCACGTTGCATTCATGATTGAAGACAAAGAAGCAGCACAAGTAATGCGACAGTACAAAACTCAAGAAACTTACATGAAGAACGCAGCTTACACAGTTGCTAAGGCTCTTGACTCAAGTATTACAGCTCTATTCGTAGGATTTACTGCAGTAGCAGGTACTACAGGTACAGCACTAGCAGACGCAGATGTACTATCAGCGATCACACAGTACACAGGTAATGACGGAGATTTAGATGAAGCAGCTTGGATTCTAAACCCGAAAACTATCTGGTCAGATTTGATGGCTATTGATAAGTTCTCATTAGTACAAAATACTAACGGAGCAGACCCAGTATTGAAAGGAGCTATCGGAAGTCTTTATGGACGACCAGTTCTATCTTCTACTAACGTAGTTACAGATGGTACAGATTACCACGGATTCTTCGGAAACCCAGATGCAATTCACTTTGCAACTGCAGCTCTACCAGGAGCTAAAGATTCAATGGGAGTACGTCTACAAGCAGAATACAAACTAGAATGGCTAGGAGTATTAGTTGTAGCAGACATGCTATCAGGAGTAATCGAAAACCGAGAAGCAGCAGGAGTAGAAATTCTCTCAGTTGACTAATCGTATTAACAATTAATTTGTTACTTCGCCCTACCACTTCAAGTCGGTTAGGGCGAATGACTTGAAAACAAATAACATATGAAAAGAAACACAATGATTTCAACAAATTTGGAACATAAAACTAAACTAATTGACCCACGTTCAGGTAGGGTATTAAAAGAAGGCTCAACACCAATGGCAACAGTTGGAGAGTTTAAATTAAACCCAACGCCACAAGTTCCTGAAATGTCAAGGGAAGACTTAAAAGCAGAATTAAAAGCAGAGATTTTAGCAGAACTAAAAGATAAATAATTATGACAACACGATATATAGAACTAGACAACAAAGAACTTGAAGAATTAGTTATCAAAAAAGGGGAGATAGTAGCCAAAGGACGAGAACACTATAAAGAAATTGAAAAGTTAACAGAGGTTGGAACTGAAATTGGAGTAGAACGTAATAACATTGTTTCAAAGATTATTGACTTAACAGCTAAAGAATTGGCAGATAAAGAACTTGGAGAATTTGATGTAGCTATGACTACTGATATTCATAATGGAGTATTACGAGTTTCTATTGTAGACCAATTGGCTCAATTCAAAGAGAACACTCGATTACAGAAGAACAAAGCAGAACGTAGAGAGAAAGGAGAGCTTACACCTCAAGAAATCATTGAGGAAAAGCAACAAAAGTTATTGAATAAGATTAAATTATTAGAAGAAGACCAGTTAGGGGAAACATTAGATTCATTATTAAAAGTATTCAAATAATATGTATAAAGTTCAACTAAGAGATTTAAGAGTCAAGGAATTTGATAATAAAGAGCAAGCTGAAAAGTATGCAGAAGCTAGCGGTGGAAAGGTGGTAGATGAAATAAGACTACCTAAACCACTACGAAAACTTAAACAATTTTGGGAAAGAACCTAGTAATAGGTCTTTTTTTATACAACAAATAAGCTATAAAATCAAGCAATATGGTATAATGTATATATATGCAATTTTCTGACACCACCAATAAAAACGGTATTTTACAAAAATGTGAGTTCTATGTGTTTGGTAACACTGACGGAGCTATCACAGATAATAGTACACTTAAAAGTGTATTTACAGGCTTAGTCAATGATGCACAAGACTCTATAGTCTCAGATATTCTTGATTCTGACACTAGATGGCAGTGGGATGACACCAATCGCACTGATTTTCCTATTGGAATGAACACATTAGTAGATGGACAACGTGATTACACACTTGAAGTAGACCATTTGAAGATTTTGAGTGTAGAAGTTAAGGACGCAACAGGGCAATACTATAAATTAGAGCCTATTGACCTACAGGACTTGCGAGAAAAGGACATTACACCTACAGAGTTCTATAAAACTAATGGATTACCTCAATTTTACGATAAGATTGCTAACTCTATTTTGTTATACCCACAACCAGATGTAGCAGGTGGGGTAGTAACAGCAGATAACGGATTAAAGGTTCACTTCCAGCGAGGAGCAGAATACTTTACAGCTTCAGATACTACACGAGTACCAGGGTTTGCTAGTCTTTATCACAAGTTAGTACCTCTATTAGCATCGTTTGATTATGCACTAGCTAATGACATGATTGATAAAGCTAACTTATTGAATGGTCGTATTCAAGAGGAACGAAGAAACCTTAAAAACTTCTTCTCAAAACGAGATAAGGATCGTAAACCTCGTATTACTATGAAGACTAAGAACGCTAAATAATATGACTTGGGACTTACTAGAAAAATCAGGATTTACAGGTGGTGCGTGGGATTATGATGAACCAAACATGGCCTATAATCAAGATATAGACATAGATACATCATCAAGCGTAACTTACAATTCTCTGGGTACATCGGGTACGTGGAGCAACCTAACAAAGAACTAATATGGCAACAAATTTTCCAACAACTTTAGACACATTAACTAATCCAACCGCTACAGATAAAGTATCGGTAGTTTCTCATGCAGACCAGCACATTGATGCTAATGACGCAATAGAGGCACTTGAGGCTAAGGTAGGTGCAGATGGCTCTGCTGTAACCACAACACATGATTACAAACTGTCAAAT